ATAGAAAATATGCTATGAAAGAGACAGAAAAAAGAATGAAAGCTAAAACATCTATATTTGGAAGAATAGTAAAATGTTATAATTTACCTTTAGATGGAATTGAAGATTTAAACAAAAAGTATGAAGAAGTTAAAAAAGATCTTAATTCTTACGGAAAAAGGTTAGCTGGTCGTTTAGATTCAGAATTAGATTTTACTCAGATAATTCAATCAACTACACTTTTTTCTAGTATTGTTAACTGCATGCAAGATTATATTGAGACGTTAGAAAAAGTAAATTTATGGAGAGGAAGTAAACATCTTGATATTCTTAGTTGTTGGATAAATGACATGAAAGAAGGAGAATATAATCCTCCTCACACTCATCATGATTTAACAGGGTGGTCTACTGTTCTTTTTTTAAAAGTACCAGAGTTTGTTAATGATGCCAAAGATCCTCATAAATTTAAAGACGGGCAACTTGGTTTTATAGAATGTAATGGAGTAGGCACTGTATGGTCAGAACCAAAGGTAGGAGAGTTTTATATATTTGAAGCAAAACATCAACATTGTGTAATGCCTTTTAAAGTAAAAAAGAAAGGAGATATTAGAAGATCAATGTCTTTTAATTTTATTGTTAAAAATGTTAAATAAAGTTTATGAATGTGAAAATATTTTAAATCAATATGAAATTAAAGATATTCATAAAAGATTATTAGATCATAATTGGTCTATTGATACTCCTTACACAAGTTATAGTTCTTTTTATCCTACATTTAGAGTATTTTTTGAAGATAATATTTATCAACCTTATTGGTTTGGATATTTTTCAGGTCTAGTTTCAGCAGTAAATAACGACCTTAGAAAAAATAAAAATTTTGATTTAGGTAATTATCAAATTAAATCCATAATATTAAATGCTCAACAAAAAAGTGACAAGTTTCATTTTCACGATCATCGACAATATAAGTATTCTTTAGTTGGATTTCTTACACCTGAGTGGGAAAAAGAATGGGGAGGAGAACTACAAATAGAAGATAATACAATAAAGTTTAAACCAGGAAATTTTGTTTTATTTTCAGGAAGTAATTTGCATGATGCTATGCCAGTAAAAATAAATTTACCTTTTTGGCGAATATCTGTAGGAATTTTTCTTAATTAAATGTTTAATAAAAAAATAATTTTTTGTGCAACAAATGATGGGATGAAAGATATTTGGCCTAATCCTAAACCAGCATCTCATTTTATTCCCGAAGAATATAAAAAATTAGAAAGATTTACTAATAAAAATTTACATCAACCTACTGTTAAAACATGCATGCCTTTTTTAGATTCTTTAACTATGGGTTATATAATACCTTTTGATCAAGATTATTTAGTTGATCCTGTGGAAGGTGATTTTAGTGTAACACCTGCTAGTAAAGAGCAAGATGATTTTGGATTTCATAATCAAACACAATTACCCGAGGAGTGGAAAAAAACTACTGGAGAAAACGCAGGAAAATTTCATAACAAATGGTTAATAAAAACACCGCCTGGATATAGTTGTTTATTTGTAAAACCTATGAATAGATTAGAGCCGCGATTTGAAATAATTTCAGGATGCGTAGATACAGATACTTATATTAATGTAATAAATTTTCCTTTTATTTTACATAAAAGAGATAAACAATTTTTAATTAAAAAAGGTGAACCTATGATTCAAGTAATTCCTTTTAAAAGAGAATCTTATAAAATGTGGTCTGGATTTTATTTTGAAAAATTACATTCTAAAACTTTACAAATACTAGGAAGCGAATGGATGGATAGATACAAAAAATATTTTTGGAGTAAAAAAAGTTATAAATGATAAAAATTACAGACTTTATTCATTGTTATGAAAACATAGTTGACGTTGAAATTTGTAAAGCAATAATAGACAATTCTGAAAATTTAGATTTTACAAAATCATCAACAGTGGGAGGAGATGCAGAATATAGAAAATGTTATATTAACGATCTTCATTCAAAGTTTGATAAAAATATTTTTGAATCTGTTAGTAAAGTTTTAAAACAATATTCATCAGATCATCCAAATTTTAGCACAGGATTGTCCTGTGAAGACACGGGTTATGAACATTTAATTTATGTTGGTTCAGGCAATAATGAATACAAAGAGCATGTTGATCACACGGATTTATATCCCAGAGTCTTAACTTGTTCTTTTATTTTAAACGATAATTATGAAGGTGGTGATTTTGTTTTTTTTGGTGGTAAATATGTAGTGCCTCCTAAAACAGGTAGCGCTGTTGTTTTTCCAAGCAACTTTTGTTTTCCTCATGCTGTATTACCTGTAACAAAAGGAAATAGGCACGCTGTCATTACATGGATACGTTAGAAACAAAAAAATATAAACATATTAAAAATATGTTGTCTTTAGACATAGTTGATTTTTTATCAACATGGAGTTTTAAAAATTTAACAAAAGGTGATGAACAAGTTCCTTATTCTTCTTCTCATCATTCAAGTGAATCTGATATGTTTAAACATATAATTCATTATCTTTTGCCTATTATGGAAAAAGAAACAAACTTAAAATTAAAACCAATATATGCATACGACAGAATTTATTTAGGTGGATCAGAACTTGCAAAACACGTTGATAGAAACGCTTGTGAAATTAGTGCATCTATCACTTTAAAATTTTTTTACGAAGATAAAAATTATAAATGGCCTCTATGCATGGAAGACACTCCAATTATTATAAAGTCTGGCGATGGTGTTATTTATAAAGGGTGTGAAATACCTCATTGGAGACCTGTTTTTAATCAACCAAAAAAATGTTGGCATCATCAATTATTTATTCATTATGTAGATAAAAATGGTCCTTATAAAAATTTATTAGAAGAAATAACTTTAGAAGATTTTAAAAAAAATACAGCTTAGGAGTCGTAATCGTGCCAGGTTTTATCTTCAGGAGATCCTGCAGCTTCATAAGCGTCTACAGCAGTTTCTATTTCAGTTTTTCTAGTTTCTGCCCATGTAAGTAAAGCGGCAACCGTTGTTGATCCTACAGCGTCACTTGTAGCACTTAAATTTGTGTTACCAGTCATATTCCCTGTAGATGCATCCTTACTTTGTATTTCATTTTGCCCTGGAAGACTATTCCATAATACACAATGAACAGTGTCAGGAATTGCAGGCATTGAAGAACCTTTATCAGCCCAATCAATTCTAAAACTATTATCTACATTTATACTGTCTCCATTTAATATTACTATCTGTGTTGCCATTAATATCTCCTAATGCTTTATAATATAGTTAACCACTACATATGGTGAAAATGAATTTGTTCCTGATCCTGTTACAGTTCCAGTTAAATTAGTTGATACAGCAACTGTTCCAGTTAACGTTCCAGATAAAGTGTGTGAATGATTGTGTCCAGTGCCCGATCCTGCAGAACAAAATTTATCAATATTTACAACGTTACTAGTTCCACCTTTTCCTGTACCAGGGCTACCAACCGTACATGGACAAATTCTTGAGTAAGGTCCTCGAGGAGGCTCAGAGTTATAAGTACCAAAAGTACAGTGAGTATGAGTAGCAAGTTGAGCTTCTGTTAAAGAAGTATTATCAATAGCCCCTGTAACTGTTACTGATTGATTGTTGGTTGTAGTGCTTGTAGCTGCCTGATTGTTAGTAAGTGATACTGTAACAGTATTAGCACCACCTGTTCCTGCCATATTATAAGTATTACCATCATAACCTTGAGGCATTTTACCTGCAAGATTAGGAACATTAAAAGTTGTTGATCCATTACCAGCGCCATAAGTTGTAGAAATTACAGCAAATAAATCTGCGTAATCGGTTCTTGAAATTGCCGCTCCATCGCACAATACATAACCTGCTGGAGCTGTTGCTTTACCCCAAGGTTTAATTGCACCTACTTCACTTCTGTTTACTATGTCTTGTAAATTAGCCATTAGTCGTTATATTTCAACCTCCACCCATTTGTTGAATCGTAATATACCAGAGCTACACCAGCATTGTTAGTGCTAATTGTTAGATCTGATGCTGCACCCTGAATTTTTTCAGAGTTACGACCAACTGTAATGTTATAAGTAGCGGCACTACCTGTGCCATCTATGATTTTAACCTGGTTTCCTATTGAAGGAGAAGCAGGAAGAGTAATTGTAACTGCCGCTGCAGAACAATCAACAAAAATATTATCTCCGTCTGAAGCTGTGTAAGGAGAATCGGTATTATCTTTTTCAATCCATGCTTCACCTAAACCAGCAAGAGAAAAAATATCATACCAGTTTGTACCGTCAGTAGCCACCATTCGATATTTTCCGTTAGTAACAGTAACTGTATTACCTGTTGCACCCAGTCTTGCAGAAATATCTGCACCACCAGAAATGTTATTATAAATTCCGTATGTTTTTTGTGTAGCAGGAAATTGAACTGTATGAGTTGTAGAAACTGTTCCACTAAATATTAATTGATTGTTTCTAGCTTGATTGTTTGCTTGAGTTTGAGGACCATCTCCGTTTGTTAAAGTGGTTGACGTTCCAGTTGTAATTGCAGGTACTGCATAAACACCGGCAATAGCAAATTCAAAAACTTGAGAAAAATTGTTATTAGTAATAGTACCCCACGTACCAGAATTTTCTCCTGTTAC